ATACGCATAATGCGGCGCGAGGCACGTAAGAACAATTGCAAGTGGGCAATCATTGACTATCTTCAACTGATGACGATAGAGGGCTTCAGAGGCGGTAATCGAGAGGCTGAGGTTGCAGAGATAAGCCGAACATTGAAAGCCGCGCAGAAGGAACTAAACATACCGATTATTGCACTTGCTCAGTTAAGCAGGCAAGTCGAGCAACGCGCCGATAAGCGACCGATACTCTCAGACCTTCGCGAATCGGGCAGCATCGAACAGGATGCCGACACGGTTATGTTCGTATATCGACCTGAATACTACGGATTGAATGATGAAGCTGGCAATCCTTATAGCTCCGATGTATTTTACCTATTCGAGAAGCATCGGCAAGGCTCAACCGGTGAGGTTCGATTCAAGCACAACAGCACCCTCACGAGCTTTCACGATAGCGGCTCGAGCGGTGGCAGCACTTATTTGCCGATGCCTGAAGCCGAGCCAAGCTTAAACGGTAGCCTAAAGGCAATGCAGCCGAATGAAACTTTTGATTTTAATCCGTTCTAATGACAATTGAAGAGCAACTAATCGAGCGCATGAATAATTACCAACCGAGCGAGGCAACGCTAACCGATGGATGCGTAACATACCACAGCACCACGCAAACGCATCGAAGTTACGCAGAGCATTTGAAACACGCGCCTAATGGCTCATTCGTGCGCAAGGTGTACCTCAAACGCTGTTATGAGTGGCTGATGCTTTTGAAAAAAAACGGCATCGAAATGCATCACACAATCAAATAAATACTTATCTTTGCAGACATCAATGGAAAGTGAAAACATAAAGACAGGGCGAGGGGGCTACCGCGAGGGAGCTGGAGCGAAGCCGCTATATGGCGAGCCAACGGTTAACATTACCTTTCGCGTCCCCGAATCGCATAAGTCAACAATTCGCCGCATGGTTTATGATTACATGGATGGATTAAAGACTAACCGCAAGGAACAAACCGAGCATAATATGCCTGAATATGGATGCTAAACCGATAAAACGAAAACGAGGCAACCCTCGACCAAAAATTCTCGATGAGAGAATATGCGTATCAATGAAAAAAGAGGAGATGGATAAAATAAAATATTTAGCTACCGAAAAAAAAATAACAATTGCCGCATTTATAAGACAATGTGTTTTATGTGATATAAATCAATGAACGAGCTCTTAACCATACCATGTGCCATTGAATCGGTAGCCACGCGCCGCGATAAAACGATTAAGGTTACAATCGGAACGCAGGAGCTAACACCCGAGCAAACGAGCGCATTATTCAACCAGTGGATGGGTGGCGTGGGTGTGATGGCATTCAAAGGCGAGCAGTTCAACTATAACGATGAACAGATACTCAATAACCTGAAGCTCGATGCCGCAGAGCTTGGAAGCAAGACACCGAGCCAGCGGTTACGCTCAACGCTCTACGTGCTATTTGAACACGCGCCCGAAGGGCATAAGGACTTCAACAGCTTCTACGCGGCAATGATGGAGAAATTCATCGAAATGGTTAAGAAACGCATAGACACCTACAACCTATGACAACACGATTACGATCAGGCGTACTCACCCCGTCATCTGTAAACGGCCAACCGTACTACTTCGGCTATCTGATACATCCGAGCATGGAGTACGAGGTAGCAATTGCAATCACAAAGGAGCAGCTTAAATCATTTGGTCAAACGAACAAGCTCATATTGCCAACCGATGAACCCGAGTATAAGTTCGGCACGCTGTTAAGCATCGAAGACCGCGACCGAAACAACGCCTATACGTGCAAGGTGTTCGCCGATGGTAAGCTGCATAACCTCGTTATCTATCCACGCCAATACAACGAGATAGTAATTACCGGGCATCAGGTAAATGCAGAGCAACAAGGTCGATTCATTAACGAATTAAGCTACGCATAATGCCACTATTCCAAGGAGACAGCCAAGAAATAATCAGCATGAACATCCGCAAGCTAATCAGCGAGGGGTATTCGCCAAGCCAAGCGGCTGCGATTGCATACGCAGAGGCTGATAAGTATAAACAAAAGCGAGGTAAGCGATGAACGTACAGCTTATAAACATATCCGAACTAACGGTTAACCCTAATAACCCTCGCGTTATTAAGGACGAAAAGTTTGATAAGCTGGTTCAGTCGGTTAAGGAGTTTCCAGATATGCTAAAGCTGCGCCCGATAGTGGTGGACGAGAATAACGTGATTTTAGGCGGTAACATGCGTTTTAAGGCGTGTAAAGCTGCCAAGCTAAAGCAAGTATATGTTATGCAGGCTAACGAGCTTACAGAGGCTCAAAAGCGCGAATTTATAATTAAGGACAACGTAAGCGGCGGCGAGTGGGATTGGGCTATGTTACAAAACGAATGGGATACCGAGCAGCTCGATGCTTGGGGGGTGGATGTGCCTATATTTGAAACTGAGCCTAGTTATGAAGATTTAATAGGTGAGGAAAAAAATAAGCCAGCAACGATGAAAATTACCTTTGAAAGCCCTGAACAATTACAAAAGGCTGAAATAGATATACAAGAACTGATTGATAGAAAATATAAAGGCGCTTACTTTTCAGTTAGTGCAGGTGAAATATGAGATTAGAAATTGCATCAAATAAGGCTGTAAAATATGCGTGTTTAAATTTTCATTATGCGAAAGCAGTTCCAGTTAATACAATTGGGTTTTCTGTGTTTAATGAAAAAAAAGAATGGTGCGGCGTTATTTTATATGGCAGTGGAGCTAATAACAATATGCCAAAGCCTTATGGTTTGGTTTCAGGGCAAGTATGTGAATTAGTTAGAATGGCATTAAATGGAAAACAAGAAAGCACATCTAAAGCTATGTCTATTTCATTAAAGCTATTGCCAAAATATTTGCCATTATGTAAAATAGTAGTTTCATACGCTGATATAGATGAAAATCATTTTGGTACAATATATCAAGCTACTAACTGGTATTATACTGGTGAAACAAATATAGGAATGCGAACAGGATTTATAATTAATGGTAAAAAAACGCATAATAAATCAGTACATGGAAAGGGTGTAATACAAAGTTTAGATGAGGTTAGAAAGCATTTAGATAAAAACGCTAAGCCTTATATAACAAAAGGCAAAAGAAAATATATATACCCGCTTGATAAATCTTTAATACCTTTGTGTAAGTCATTATCAAAGCCATACCCTAAACATGCGGCAATAGCTCACTCGGGAGAGCGCAGTACTACCAGTACTGAGGGGGCGTTCGATGCGACCGTGCCGCTCAATATTACAGACGAAATACAGACGCATGGCATTCCCGCATGATGGCAGAAAAATGAAGAAGGGGGAAACACTAAACCCGAACGGGCGACCGCGTAAGCTGCCCGAACTCGATAAGCTATTAGCCGAAGTATTAGGCGAAGAGAAGGACGGCATAACGGCAGGCGAAGCGATATTGAAAGCAATACGAGCAAAGGCGGCTAAAGGCGACGTAAGAGCTGCGGAGCTGTTACTAGACCGCGCCTATGGTAAGCCGAAGCAAAGTATAGACACCGCGATAACTACAACTGAGCCGCTGGTAATTATTCGCACCGAACCGAGCCAACCGAATGAATGAGCTACCGATTAACCGAACGGCAAACGATAGCCTACGATTTAGCGTTAAGCGGCGATAAGCGCGTTATCGTATTCGGAGGGGCAATACGCGGCGGCAAAACATATTGGCTACTATTAACCCTCACGCACCTTTGCCTACAATACCCGCGCAGCCGCTGGGCAATCATTCGCAAAAGCTTACCCGACCTAAAGCGTACCACCTTCCCGAGCTTTACCGCGATCATGGTCGATGGCGTTTCAAATTACGTTAAGAGCTGGAATCGCGACACGCAAGTAGTTACATTCATTAACGGCTCAGAACTTATCTTCATGGCAGAATCATTCGATGAAGATAAAGACCTTAACCGCTTTCGAGGCTTGGAGATTAATGGAGCAGGGCTCGATGAAGTGAACGAGCTACAAGAGCCAACCTTTTACAAAGTTCAGGAGCGTATCGGGAGCTGGAATAAGGCGCACGGCAAACCGCCTATCGTTTGCCTCGCAACGTGTAACCCGGCTCAGAACTGGGTTAAAACAATTATATACAACCGTTACCGTGAAAACACCCTGCCCGAACGCTGGGCATACATACCGAGCCGCATAACCGATAATCCACACATTGCACCCGAATACCTCGAGAGCTTAAAAGAATTACCGCCTATTCAATACGCCCGATTTGTCGAGGGCGATTGGGATGTTTTAGATGACGTTGCAAACCCATTCTTATACGCTTGGGATGACGATAAACACATCGACGATAGTGCTAACCATAACCCACACCTACCGACGTTTATTAGCGTCGATTTCAATATTAACCCTTTGTGCGCTTTGGTTATTCAAAACGTTGGCAGCGCGGCGCGGGTAGTGGACGAAATAAAGATAGAGCGCGGCTCGATAGATGCGTTCTGCGATGCGGTCGATGCTTTAAACATACCTACGGGTTTAATAAGGATAACTGGCGACGCAATGGGTAAAGGCGGTACAATACAGGAACGCGATAACTCGAGCGCATACATTCAGATTAAACGCCGCCTCAAGTTAGCCGATAACCAAATAATAATACCAGCCAACCCGCGCCACGTTAACAGCCGTATCGATTGCAACACAGCATTAAAGAAACTCGATATTAAGGTAAACTCAAAGAAATGTAAGGGTTTTGTATTTGATGCCAAGCAAGTGCAATGTAACGCTGAAGGGCAGATAATAAAGAGCAATCGTAAAAACCTAACCGAACGCGCCGATTATTTAGATTGTTTTCGTTACTTTGTAAACGCAATCTTAAAACGATACCTATGAGCGTTTGTACACCTTGTTTCGATTCGGGCATTCAGGTAGCCTATTGTAACGGCGGTATTCAGTTCGGTTACGTAGAACCCGAAACCGAGTATGTAGTGGTATTAAAGCCCAATGCTACTAACCGCGTTCAAACGTTTAGCGTTACGTCCGATGTCGATGGGCTGTTAACTATAAACAATGCAAAGATAGATAATGGGCAGGGCTACACTATTAAGCTCGGTTCATGTGGTGAGTTTACAATTTGCGAAACGGCTTACGATTGTATTAGCTTTAGCGTGGCGAATATTGAAACGGATAGCGAAGAGCCGCCAGTAATTAACTTAATGGAGTGTATCGAATGCGCAGGATAGGTACAATAATTCGCGGTTGGTGGTTTTGGATAACATCCAACAAAGAGGCTAACGCATTAAGCCAAACCCGAACGCCTGTGTGTAACGTATGCCAGCACCGCAATAAGGCTTTAAATGTTTGTACGGCGTGCGGTTGTTTCCTACCCGCTAAAACGCGGGTTAAAGATGCTGAATGCCCGCACGATTATTGGAGTTAGATATGACTGGGTTCATCCTCTGCAAAGCGTTCTTGACCGAATCGCTCGACACCGAGGATGAAACCCTGCGCGAATTAAGCGAGCGCGAGATTGGGTTTGTTGAGGTGCTGATAAACGTTAACGACATAAGCCACGTATTTAGCGGCGAAAACGATGAGTGTATAATACAGCTACGTAGTGGCAACTTAATAAAAGTAAATAATGACATTGATTACCTCATTCAACAAATTAGGCGGGCGACTGCGCTCAATATTTTCGCGCAATAAGCAAAACGCCGAACTACCGAAATACAATTTAGTACAACTATTTAATAAGGACGGGTACACCTATTATCGATTTCCGAAGGAAACAGCGTTACCGCTTGAACGCTTTGCGATGAGCATGAGTTTACTTGAACGCCTTAGTAGTGGGCTTTCGGGTAGCGAAATGGAAGCGATATTAACCGAAATGGAAAAGGCTTTAGCCGCTGGGTTAAGCAACCCACGAAACGCGGCTTTAGTTGCTACCTACATTCACGTTATTCGCGAAAGGCAAAACACGGTAATACATCGCGACCTATTATTAAACATTGCAGCGACGTGGGTAGTACGTTCGGATGAAAACCCTGCAATTATTAACCCCGATATACATACGGCAAAACTAAAAGTGTTTGAAGCGATGGCAGAGGAGGGGTCGCACGATTTTTTTACAGGTTTGGATATAGAGCCGCTGAAACCCTTACTACGTATGTCGCCCGACGAATTAACGACATTATGGGAGTACAATCGGGTGCAACTTCAAAAGCTACACGAAACGTTAGCGGCGTTGAGTTCTCACCGGGACGAAGGGCAAAGCAAGCGCAAGAAAGATTTAGGGAGCAAGTGATGCACATCGCTGGCGGCAATGTTTTAGAGTTCAAAGAATTAATGCAGTCCGATATTGAAGTTTTTTTGATTAAATTTGGGGTGTTCTATAAGCAACACCACAAAGATGGCTGAAGTTCTCATAAAGTATAAAGCCGATGCGGGCGACCTCGAAGCCACGGTTAACAAAATTAACGAGGTAAATAACGAGGCGGTTAAGTCGGCTCAAAAGGCTTCAGATAAGATAGCAACCGATTTTAAAAATGCAGGTAAAAGCATTGCAGCAGCGTTCTCGGGCAATGAAGTAAAGAAAGCTTTAGCAGAACAGAACAAGGCATTCGATGACTTAAATAAGAAAGGCGTTCCTCTTACTCGCGTATTGCGTGGGTTAAAAAATGAGCTTAATCAGTTAGAGGAATCAGGTCAAGGAGGTACAGAAGCTTTTAGAAAACTAACAGCAGAAGCTGCAAGGTTAGAAGACCAAATTGGAGATACAAGGGCGCGGGTTTCCAACTTGGCATCTGATACATTTAAGTTCGATGCAGCAGTTCAGGCTACGCAAGGGCTCGCGGCAGGCTTCGAAATTGCTCAAGGTGCTGCTGCATTATTTGGAACTGAAAACGAAGATTTGCAACAAACGATTGCTAAAACAACGGCTGCCATAGCTATTGCAAACGGATTGCAACAGATAAGTGCATTGTTGTTAGAAGAAAGTAAAATAAAGACTTTCGCACTTGCAGCAGCGCAAACTGCATATAATGGAGTAATTGCATTAACAACTGGTGCATTAAAGGGGTTAAGGTTAGCATTAGCCGCAACAGGAGTAGGTACATTGATTGTTGCGCTTGGTGCGCTTGTAGCATATTGGGATGATATAAAGACAGCGATTACTGGTGTAAGTGAAGCACAAAGAGACCTTAATGCAACAAGTGAAAAGGTATTAAAGGTTGAGCAAGATAAACTTGCAGCAATAGGCGACCAAGATGAAGTCCTTAAATTGCAAGGAAAGACCGAGCGCGAGATATTGAATTTGAAGGTTAAGCAATCTGAGCAAACTATTATTGCGCAACAAACTGCAATTAAAAATGCGCAGACCACATTAAAGCTGCAAATTGAAGCAGAGACAAAATCATTTCAAACCTTGCGCAACATTGCTCGATTTGCGATTGAGGTCAATCTTGCTGTGCTTCGTGTTATAGCAGCGCCGTTAGATTTATTGATTTCAACAGCAAACGAGATTTCGGAAGCATTAGGGTTTGAAAAGATTAGTTCAACCATAAACGAGCAATTAAGCAAGCTTGCTGCTACTGGAGCTGAGACAGTATCTAAATTGGTATTTGACCCACAAGAGACTAAGGCATCAGGCGAAGCTGCATTACAAGAAAGCGAAAAGGCTTTAAAGGATTTACAAAATCAAAGAGCAGGTTTCTTAAATTCAATAAAAGACCTTGACCAAAAAGCTGCGGATGATGCAGCTGCAAAAGCAAAAGAGGCTGCCGATAAAGCAGATGCAATCGCAAAGAAATCAGCCGAAGACCAAAAAGCGGCGCGCCTTGCATTATTAGCTGCTGAACGTGAGGCATTCATTAATTCATTAGACCAACGTGAAAAGATATTAAACGATAGCAACGACAAGATTGCAGAACTTGAAAAGAATTTCAGAGCTGCTAACTTTAAGGAGGGAAGCGATGAACAGATTCAGGCTCAAAACGCACTCAACGATACCATTGCACAAATCAAAACAAATGCAAATAATCAAATAGCTGAGATTGATAAAAAGGCACTTGAAGATAGATTAGCAAAAGAAGCTGAAGCAAGAAGAGCTGCCGCCGAATCGTCTTTAAATACGCAAACAAATTTAATTAAGCAATTAGAGATTGAACAAGGTAGCTCATTAGAACGGCGCATTCAATTAATTAATTTAGAAGCTGAAGGGCGTAAGTTAGCGGCTACTAATAGCATTAAAGACGAAAAGGAGCGAGCCAGCGCCATTGAGTTAATCAATGCTGAATCGCAAAAGGCTATTCGCGAAGAGCAAAAGAAAACACGAGACGAACAGATTAATAATGCTTTAGAGATTGCAGAGCAAACGGCTGAATTATTCAGCGGCTTGTTAAACCTTTCAAAAGAACAATCACAGGCGCGAATCGAACAGATTAATCAACAAACCGAGGCTGAAATAGCGGCTATAAACCAAACGAGCCAAAGCGAAGTAGATAAGCAGCGCCAACGCGAGGCTGCACAATTAAGGTCAAGCCGTAAGATAGCAGCCGAAAAGTTGAAACAGGCTAAATTAGACCGAGCCGCTGCATTATTCGAAATAGGTATTAATACAGCGATAGCCGTTAGTAAATCTATTGCCGCAAGCCCTACGACATTCGGTTTACCTTTTAGCGCCTTTGCTGTTGCACAAGGTTTAATCCAAGCTGGTTTAGTTTTATCGAAACCCTTACCTAAGTACAAGCGAGGCGGTATTGTAGGCGGTCGAAGCCACGAGGCTGGCGGTACAATTATCGAAGCCGAGCGCGGTGAGTTTGTTGTTAATCGCAATGCAGTAAGCCGCCACCGTAGCGAATTGGATGCGCTGAACACCTCGAGCGCAGCGTTTAAGCGTTTAATCGATGAGCGTTACGTTCGCCCTGCATTAAATTACTATATGGGCAAAAAGGAGCGCTCTATTAACGTCAATGCTTCACTGAATAGTAAATCTATGGAACGCGAAATAAAAGGCATGAGGCGCGACCTAAAGCGCAATAAAACGATAGTTAATTTTAACGGCAACGATTCGCGATATTCATGGCATCTGAATTAAAGTTTTTAATCGACGGCATCGACAGAGGGCAGCCGCTAAACCCCGAGGATTTCGGGATTAATATAACCGAGGACGATACCATAGGGGCGCGCATTGTGTCATTCGATAATGAGTTAATCTTTGGCGGCGATGTGTTTGGATATCTTTACAATAAGTTAGCAACCTCAGGCTATTGTGAACTGGTGCGCGTTTCGGTTCAGTATCTATGCGATTCGGGAACTTGGGCGCAATTAGTAGACGGTTACATTATAGCAACCGAATCTAATTTTATTCTCGACCGATGTCAGGTAAAAACAAAGATTTACGATGAAACGTTTAGCACTAAGATAAATAATAACAAGAGCATCCCGTTTTCGATGCGGCTAACAACCTCAAAGAATGGCACTGCTATAACACCTCCTACATTAAGACGCTTAGACATTTACGACCCTTCGACTGGAAACTGGTATCCAAACCCGTCTTTGTGCTATGCAGTTTATGACGTTTTTACTCATTTAATAAATTGTATGAGCGACGGTTTAATCGATTTCGGTTCTAACTTATTCGCTTATTCAACTGGTACATTTAATGTACCTATTTATACGCAGGGTAACGTTTTGCGCACCCGTACTGATATTGAAATGTTTGCGACTTTCGAGCAAGTTTATTTGTCGCTTAAACAGAAATTAAACTTAGGTATAGGTTTTGAAAAGCAACCGAATGGTCGCCCTTTATTGCGCATAGAACCGATTAGCTACTTTCAGCAATCGACCGCCTCGGTTAGTTTATATGACCAGCCCGAAATTGAAATGAAGTTCGATGTATCGCGGCTGTATGCTTCGGTAAACTTTGGCTCAGAGCCTTTCTTGTTTCCGAACGAATGTAATGGAGGCCAGGGCTATTGTACATTTCCACAGCCATCGTTTTTGGGTTTCCGGAATGAAACATTCGGCTTTGTAGGGGAGTGCAATACATCCAATGTACTTAACCTAAAAACAAGCGAAGTAATTTTTGACCATAATGTTATCGAAGATTTGTTAAGGTTTAACTCTCAGGATTACGAATTAAACCCTGTAATAATTCAATGCGATTATAATAACACCTTTGCTCCTAATTCATTTAATGCTCGCGTTTATAGCTTACCGGGACTTACTATTCCTTTTTATAATTTAAACTTTTCAAATCAAGGCGTATCGGCTAATTGGTTAAATGGGTTTCCTAATTCGTTGCAAGGTTTTTTTGATGCTTTTGATGAAACACTAACACCCTTTAACGCAAGTGTTTTAGTAACGCCTGTACAAGATTGGGAAATAGTAAATTCAATCTCAACTTCATTTAGTGAATATAACGGCGTTTTCCCAAACTGGAATAATGAATTTGTAGACGCAGGTAATAATTTAAATGGAGAATATTATTTAATTCCATTTAGTGGCATATACACCTTTAGCGCGAATTTTTATTGCGACCAAATTACTGGCGTGGCTGGCGATAGAACTTTAATAGCAATATTAAGACGATACAACGCTGACGGTTCAACAATAATTCAAGAGGTTTTAGGCACGCCAGTAACAAGTGATGTAAATATATTAGTTAGCGTAAATGTTACGCTATACTGCAACCAAGGCGAAAGGATTTATACCGATGTTACTGGTGCTTCAACGGTTGGCAATATGTTTATGCGTATCCTTTCAGGTTTTTCAAATGCAACCTCATTTAGCGGCTTTGGTCAAAACTTTCAAAGCCCGAATTTACAGCCCGTAGATATTAACGACGTACAAGCCTACTTGTATAAGTTTAAACGCCCGTTAAGTATGGCTGAGATTAACGCGATTACAAGCGAAACATCGAAGCCTATTTTACTCGGGCGTAAAGACGATGCTTTAGCGGTACAGCCTACGTATATTAAAAATATTCAAATTGAATCAGTAATGCGCAAGGGCGCACAATTCGAACTACGTTCTAACAAACTTTTACCATGAGTTACACATCGATACCAAACCAACCGATAATCTTTAACAGCGTATTGCCTGAAGCGTGCGAAGGGTGTAATAATCAATTCGCGCAGTTAGCCGATTTTAACGACCAGTTGTTTTGGCAACTTGAAACGGGCATTTGTGGAGAGCTTCAATTCGTTAGCGATACGCTTTCGGGCGATTGGACGCAAGCTGGCAGCGAGATAACTGGAACAGGTAACGCGGGTGGCTATATCCAAGGGTATGAGCGTTTCGATGTAGTGTTAAATTATAAGGTAACGGTAACGATTAGCACGTACAACAGCGGCACGTTGGTAGTAGGTATTTTCCCGAGCGGCTCGTTTCTTTATTTGAATGCACCGGGTACGCATACGATTTACCTCAACACACCCGATACAACCTCGGCGGGCTTGCTATTTTACTTTAATGGTTTAGCAGGCGATGAGTTCGACGGCGTGTTTAATATCGATAGCGTTGAGCCTATACCCTCGGGCGCGTTATTTGCTGGCTTGGTCGATTCTGAAACGTTAAGCGTGGTTGAGGTACTTGACCCAGTGCTTACGGTTAAAGACCAGTATTTAACGGCGGGCATAGACCTTTCAGATTATACAATCGATGCGGGCTGTTATCGGTTAGCCATTGCCGACTATTGTACCAATACGTGCGGGCAATATTTTATTTACAATCCTTACTTTAACGGCGACCCTTTATGCGTTGGTTGCCCACCAGTAGGCTGGACATCTAACCCGATAACGGGTAGCGACGATTGGAACGTTGGAGGCGGTGAGGCGCAAATCGATTTAACGGTTTTAGGTAACGCAACTGAATTAATAAGCGTTACCGAATTGTGCGCTGATAAAGATTATAACGTTACGATAGTTGTAGATTCAATCGTTAACGCACGTTTGCGCTTACAAGTGGACGGTCTTAATTATGGCACTGGAATTAATGCGGCTGGTACTTATAACTTTTTAATTACGCCAACCACTACGGGCAATGTTAGTTTATTAGCTAACCAGTTCGGGGCTTCACTGGATGGAGAAGTAACCGTTAAACGAATAACGATACGAGCCGATAAGAACTCGGCTACTTACGATAAGTACAGCGAGCTTATTCAAATAGGCGATTATTCCGACGATTGCCGATTTTTTAAGATTGAGGGTTGCAATGGCGAGAATCAATTCGGTTTAGCTTTTTATGGTACATCCTTTTTACCGGGCATACGTTTAGAGGGGCGTAGGTTTCAACCGCAATACGATACCGATACCGATTTATTTAGGTATGCTTCGGGGCGTTGGAGCGCCAGTTATGTAGACCGTAGAAAAAAATTAAGTTACTATTTCGGGCGGTTGCCTGAGTACGTTTTAGATTTCCTTTCGATTGTTTTCTATTTCGATAATTGCTACATAAACGGCGATACGGTATTTCCAGCGGATAACGAGTTCCCGACTATTGAATACGATAATGCCGATGATTTAGGGGCGTTAACAATCGACCTTTATAACAAGCGCGATAAGGTACGTAAGACGGTTTGTGTTGGTGTGGATGCCGACTGCTTACCATCAATACTCGATAACGATTCTGAGCCGTTTATTTTAACACAGGACAACGAAAGGATTACCACTCAAAACCTTGTTAATTTATATCAGGAATAATTTGTAAATTTGGGGAACATTTGAGCAATCCTTTTTAGGTGTACGGCTTACGACCTATCAAACCGAAGTCAAAACAATAAACACCTTTTAAATTATGGGATGCGTTTCCTATTGCGATTCAGCGTTACTCGAACATAATTTGGTGGACTGCAACGAGTATAAACTCGGCGGTGTTTCTGCGATTATCGTAGGGGCTTGTAATACAACTGTAGCCGACCCGTCGGATGCGGTAGAAATTCAGGCTTTACTCGATAGCGGAGAGGCTCGCATTATTGAGGACATTCGTTTTGCACTGCCAGCAGGTTCGCCCGTAACGGTAGACAGCCCGATTGGCTGCGGTACACCTATCCGCATTAATGAAGACCGCACAGCTACATTATACGATGCAAATGTAACCGATGAAAATAACCTATTTTGGAACGACGTTAATAACCGTCGCGTTGGTTGGATTATGGCGTATATGTGCGACAGCGGTAAGATTATTTTTATCGACCCGCCTGTGGGCATTACAACGAGCGCTAACTTTATTTTGCCTGAGCAGAATAACGAGTTACAGCGTTACGAAGTAACCTTTAGCTGGCGCGATAAAGATATTCCAACTCAATATAATGCACCAGTTGGTATCTTCAGCTAATCAGTCTAAAGAACAAAAGCACACCTCGGCAAATGTCGGGGTTGTGCTTTTTGCGTTCGGTAAACCGCACTATTACGGCGCGGCTTATAATTTAGCGTTTAGTATTAAACGATTCAATAGCGGGCTTAAAATAGCCTTATTCGTTGACGATATAAGCAAGGTACACGGCTATGCTAACGGGCTTGCTGATTACGTCGATTCAATTAATCAAATTAACCTTAATAATTTAGTTACGGGCGGTAAGTTAGACCCGGGCAAATTAAAGGTTAACCTCTATGAATACATACCTTTTGACCATAACATTTACCTTGACGTTGATGCCGTAGCGCTCAAAGATATTGAGCCTATGATTAACGAATTGATTAACGCGGGTAAAGATTACATAAGCCATACGGTCGGCTATCATACCATTAAGCAAGGGCGGGCAATACCGTCAATGCAATGGGCTTGGGCTGATGACATTTGGCAGCATTTCGAATTAAGCGAAACGGCGGTTTTACCCGCGATTAATAGCTCGATTCAATACATTCGTAAGGGTGAGACAGCCGAGCGTTTATACGCGACTGCTAAACTCTATTACGAAAATAACCAGCTACCCATTCAGAAGCTACGAATGAAATGGGGCGGCGGGCAACCTGATGAGCTTTATATGAACGCTGCTTTAGCTAAATTAGGTTTAGACCCTGCGATTATTCCAGTAGGTCAAACCGAGGGCAGCGAAAACGGGTTTATTCATTTTGCAATGCAACGCCGCTTAACGTTTGAACAAATAACCGAGCGTTATTATTTACAATCGTATTACGGCGGTCAGGGTTTTACACCGATATTTTACATTGAATGGCTCGACCGAGTTTTGAAAAAATGGTTTGCCGAAAGTGGTAAGCAACACATACATTTTATAAACCGAATAATTTCGAACAAATATGCCGGAAACAAAAAGTAAAAAGGCGCTTAAGCCAAAAGCCGAAGCCCCTACCGAGCCAAAGCCTAAAAAACAAAAGGCGGCTAAAACTGAATACGCCTACGCGCTTGAGCCGCTACCTGAAAAGGAACTCGTTACAACTAAAACATTTAATGAGCAACCTCGCCACGGCTGGAATAGTGAGCCTGACGTATGCGAATTTATCGGGGCATTAATTAAGATGCACGGCGCTAAAGCTGTTTTAGAGGTTGGCGTTTTCGAGGGCGAAACGGCTGTTAAAATGATTGATGCTTTACCGCAGGGCGGCTATTATGCTGGCATTGATATTAACGACCATCGCAAACATACGTTAGAGCGTGGCGGTGTAGCGGTCGATTTCATTTTAGGCGAATCGATTAAGGTAATGAAAGGGATGCCAGCCAATCATTTCGATTTTATCTTTGTGGATGGCGACCATTCATGGGCAAATATTTTACCCGAGTTCAAAGAGATTGAGCGCGTAATCGCAAAGGGTGGCATTATTGCTTATCACGATTCAATTCATTTGCCTGATGTAAAAGAATTAATGCGCTACGCAAACCATTACAAGTATAACGTAGTTACGCTCAACACTTCCGAGGGGCGTGGCTTATCAATATTACAAAGATTATGAAACCAACTTTTTGCCGTTCTAAGTCGTGCGGCTCGCACGTAATCGTTAAACCAACAACTAAAGCCGTAGCATAATGGCACTATCAACCGAGGAAATAAATAAGGTCGTTAATCGCTTTGCCGTTAAATACAAAGGTTGGAGCGAAGCGCAAAGGTCATCGCCCCTTAACCCTATAACTAAACAGCGCACGGGCGTAAGCCAGTACCCTGAATATTGGGATGGGTATAACTACGCGGCTAAGATGTATGATTCTATTTTACCACATACGCGCCCCGATGTTTATCCCGAGCATTTGTTAAGCGTGCGAGCCCCGAATCAAACCGACGTACAAGCGCAATACATTAAGGCTAATTATAAGCCCACTACGTTAAGCGTATTCGAGGATTTCAAGGCAACGGTAAGCCGTGCTTTCGCAGACCAGAACTGGAGCATTAAATATATGCCCGAAGCCGATGAGCGTTTTGGAGACGATACTTTTCAAAGGTTCGTAAACGAGGAAATAGAAAAGTTTGGAAGCGTTGAGGCGTTCGTTAAAACGATGCTCCCTACATTAAAACTTGTAGACCCAAACGGGATTATAGCCATAGAACCCGAGGACGTAGAAACCGTGCAAACCGAAGGCGAGGAAAGCGAAGTAATAAGCAACGACCTATTAAAACCGATGCCCGAATATTATTCGTGTAAATCGATTGTAGGGCAAAAGTTCGGCGAGTATTACCTTGTTATTACCGACGATTACAGCACCGTTAAAAACGGCTCTAAAATGGAAATGAGCGGTATCGTGTTAGAGCTGTACGACGATATGAATATTTGGAAGATTTACCAAACTGGTAAAAAATCCGAATTAGAATTTAGCGAGCCTGTGCTTTACTTTGCTCACAACCTCGGTTACGTGCCTTGCCATAAGTTACAAGGTATGCCGCAACTTATTAACGGCGAAATTTGTTTTCAGTCGCCTTTTATTACCGCCGTGCCTTTCCTCGACCAAGTGGTATTAGACGAAAGTTATTTGCAAATTAGCAAAGCAACGAGCGCGTTTCCGTTTATGGTTGCGCTTGGTGAGGTTTGCGACTTTGTAGACCGCGAAGGTAATAAGTGCGTAGACGGTCAAATTTTCGACCCTATAAACGGCGGTTATCGTACTTGCCCATCGTGTAGCGGTGGCGGTTTAAAATCGCGTTTTAGCCCTACGGGTATGTTATTAATCAAACCGAAAACGTCGGTAAGCGAAGGCGATACGGGTATAAGTGGCGAATACTTAAAATTTGTTTCGCCGCCGATGGACACGTTAAACTTTTTACGTGTAGAAATAGAGGCGCAAATGAAAAAAGCGCGGGCTATATTACACCTACCGAGCAGCGATAGTACGGCGGGCGTTGGTGAGGCTGTAACCGCAACGGGTAGTCTAAATAAGATGCGCAGCTTATACGCGTTTTTAAAGCCTATTTCTGACCAGTTGTTTAGCCTGTATGAGTTTATACTCGTTACCACGGGGCGTATGCGTTACGGCGACTTATTCGGGGGCGTATCTTTGGTGTACCCTACAACCTTTGATATTAGCACGCCGTCCGATTATTTAGCGGTAATAGGTGAGGGTATCTCGGCTGGCGTACCGCCGTCGGTAACGTTTAGCAATGTTTACAATTACATTAAGGCAATCCATTACACCGACGAGGAAACGAGCGCTATTTACGATTTGATTATTCATGCCGACGAATTGCTATTAATGAGCAGCGCCGATATTGCTGCAAGGGTGGCGAACGGTACGGTTGAAAAATGGCAGGACGTTCTACACTTTAGCGCACCTCAACTAATTATGGAGTTAATAAGAAACTACATACCAACCGAGGACGCGCCAAGGTTTACCGACTTACCTTTACAAGAGCAAGTAATACAGCTACGTAATATCGCTGCTGGTAAAGTACGCGAGCAGTTAGACCCTATTCAACAAGCCCAGCGCGATTTATTGAATGGCATCGCTTGACGAACTGATTAAAAAGAAAATTCGGTTATTTGAACAGATACCGAAGGATATGGCAACGAGCGCCGAAAGGGCGCAGCTCGAAGCGTGGCGAACGGTCGAGCCGTTGCTGCGTGATATGGACGTGGATAGTTCAGGTAATATCATTCAGAGCGATGCGAATATTAACCGAATCGGATTAATAGCCGACGAGCTTAATAAGGTTTTAGCCGGTGGCGAGTATAAAGAGGCGGTATCTAAATTCCTTTCGCAAATCGAAGCGGGTGTAAACCTATCGACTGAAATAGCGCAAAAGTTCGAGGCTGGGTTTGAGCCTACCGAAGCACAGCGGCGATTAGTTCAAATAAGTAAACAGAATGCAATCAATTCTTTTTTCGGTAGTGGATTGAGGGAGCGCGTAACACAACCTTTTTTAGAGCAACTAACGGCTAATATTGCAGCTCGCGCCCCGTTACGCGAAGCCGTTAAGGCTTTAAGCGCAACGATAATCGGCGATAATAAACTCGACGGTAATTTGCTCGGGCATATTAAAACAACCGCCACCACAGCGCAAGCCGTCGCAGACCGTAGCTATTCGGCGGCGGTTAACGAGGAAATAGGCATACAATGGTTTCAATACTTAGGCGGCGAAATACCTACAACTCGCCCCTTTTGTGCGCACCGCGAGGGCGAGATATTTCATAAGAAAGAAATCGAGGCATGGGGGCGCGGCGAAAATAGCGCAGGTATAAACGACATTAAAGGCGGTACGTGGGCAGGGCAAATTGATGGAACGGATAGCAAAACTATTTTTACGTTTGTTGGCGGTTGGAATTGCCGCCATGATTTAGTACCCGTGCCAGCGTCAAAAGTTCCTGAAACCGTTAAGGCACGCGCAAGGGCTGAAGGGTTTATAGATTAGGAAAAAAATATTTTTACTTTTTTTATGAAATAGTTTGCTAATTCAAAAAGTGTTTCTATATTTGTGCTGTTAAACAATTAAACACTTACACACATGACAACAATTCAAAACACAACAGGAAGCAAAGCGGTAAACATCAGAAGAAACGGCGCAAACTCTACTACATTTATTGCGTCTTACGTGCAAATTTACGACGGTATGCAGCAAGTTTTAGACGCTAAAGATTTTGCCTCTGAAAAAAACGCAATCAAATGGGCTAACAAAGTTTTAGGAAACTAAAACCCGTTTTAAAATATAGATATGCAGCCGCCATAAAAAGCGGCTTTTTTGTTTTGCAATTTCAATTAACTATCTTTGTGCTTTATGAAGTATCTATTATTGTCAGACGGCAAAATAATACAGGCATCTGATGTAGTCGCCTCGAACCTATTAGCACGGGGCGCTCGTGAATTGAAACTAAAACAAATTGAAACCCCTATAATTTATGGCAATGAAACCCGAGGAGGCGCTGGAGTTAGTGAAATTCCTAAACCTCGACGAAGCCGAAAACCTCGAAACAGCGAAGGAGAAATTTCAACAGAACTGGATAGACCAAAAAGAACACGCCGCAACGCTCGGCAAGCTTAACGGCTCAATCGCTAACGTGGTTAAACGCGCCTTCGAGCCGTTTGGCGTTACGCTAACCGAAGATGATTTTAAGGAGCAAAAGAGCTTAGATGTAATCCGTAATGCAGCCGAGCGGGCTAAAACCGAATACGAAAAGCAGCGAGAAGAGTGGGAGAAAAAAGCAACTGGTAACGGCGCTGCCGAGCTTGTAGCTGAGTGGGAGAAAAAACATAAACAGCTTGAACGTAAATATAACGAGGTTGAGCAAGCGCGTCAGGAAGCTTTAACGCAATTCGAAAGCTATAAGACACAAGCCGCTGAAGAAAAGAAAGCGATTAAAGTAAGCAGCGTATTCGAGCGCGAACTCGGCGCATTGAAGTTAGACCCTACGGTTAACGAATACACGATTAAAGGGTTTAAATCTGCGATTAACGAAAAGTTTGTTATAGATTTAGAAGAGGACGGCAGCGCAATAGTTAAAGACCGTAAGACGGGCGAGCGCTTAAAATCGAAAGACAAAGCAGGCGTGTTCTTAGGTGTTAGCGATGTATTGATAGCCGAAGCAACGGCGGCGGGTATTATTCAAAAGAACCCACACGCGGGCAAGCCAATGAATAGACCGGGTCAACCGATGATACCAGCGATTGAATCGCAAGTTGACAAACGAATTAAAGGCGTTAACCCTCGTTTCTTTGTAAAATGAGACTTTACCAAGCATACGTAGTTTTGAAGCATCATGCCGAATGGAGGCAAGGTGAACATGCAGAAATGGTCAAACCTGAGAGATTGACACAAGCTCTTAATTTAATCCTTAATGATTTACAAACCAAGCTAACCAAAGAAAGCCATGCCGCAATATGAAGGTTATAATGTGACAGCCTCAGAGCGCGAGGGTAAAAAGTATAAAGCAGTCGATGATGAAGGCAACGAGATTCATTTCGGCGCTTCGGGTTATAGGATTAAACCCGGCACGGATGCGGGTAACTCTTACTGCGCTCGTAGTGCTGGCATCCCTGCGCCGAAAGGCTCGGCTAATTGGTGGGCGCGTCAACTTTGGAGCTGCGAGGGGCGAAGGTCAGTAAGCGATAAACCTTTTTTTGGTAAAATCGATTTGCCGTAGTATATTTGTTCATCGTTCATACCGATAAAGTTTAGGCAACTTTGAACGCGCTCACTAACCGGGGCGCGTTTTTTTATTGTTTATTTTCAGCGAGTTAGGTAAGTAAGTAAAAATATTTTTAATTATTTTCTGAATAAGTTTGCAGATTCAAAATAAAGTTATACATTTGTCATCGTTAAACATTTAAACATTCACACTATGAACACAGCAACACAAATTCTGGAGCAATTAGGCGGTAACAAATTCGCGGTAATGACTGGCTCTTACAATTTCATCGCAACAAATAACGGTTTGCGTATGACACTACGTAGAAACAAAGTACAAGCAAAACAATTAAGCATCGAGCTTAATTCGTTAGACCTTTACGATGTACATTTTTACACTTTCGATAAAGAGTTTAACATCAAAACAAAAGCAAAGTTCGAGAACGTTTATAACGATATGCTTCAATCTATATTCACTCAGGTAACGGGTTTATATACTCGCCTGTAATATTTAAAAGCAATTTAAGAGCCGCCTAACAAGCGGCTTTTTTTATTTAATTGTTTTGCATTTTCAAATAATTACTATATTTGCAAAAGATAGTTAGGGGCTATCTAACTAAGCACGGATATTCCTTTTCGATATATCGCCCTTAAATAGACCCCCTACCTATTTAGGGGCTTTTTTATTGCCCCTAACAGGCTGATAAACCGACCAGTTCAGCCGTGAGCATAGGCGAGGAATCGCAAACAAAAGCAGTCGTTAAAGAACTTATAAACCAAGTTATGCGTAGGTGCGCTGCAAACTCGAGGGGGGCAACACCGACCAAGTGCAAGGGGCTAAATGCTCAAGTGTAACGAGGGGATTTGTTGAAAATAGTTAGCGCGAAAGAAAAGAGGCGACGAGCGGCTAACAGCCTGATATATCGAAAACAGGAACACGGGCAATAAATCTAATAAGTACCGATTAAACGGTTTAACTACCTTGCACGGGAGAACCCCCTCGCTATGCTTTGAAATTAAAATAATCTTACGTAAATTTACCGCGCTCAAATGACAAATTATTTTTAGGCGTGAATCTTTGCCGCCTTTTTAAGTGCAAAGACAAACTAAAAAACCTAAAAACAAAATGTCAATTTCTCGCATTTTATCAGAATGCCCGAATGTGCAAATGTCACTATCGGAGCTTTTCATCGAGGTAGGTCAGCGCGAACAGCTACCTTTCCTCGAGTTTCTTAATTCACCTGAAAACGTAAAGCTAATTAAACAAGAAGTAGCACCCGGTCGCGGTAAGCTAAAGACTGTTGAGGCTCGTTGGATTCAGCGCCTACCTGAGACGGAAGTCGAAGAGGGTGGCGATATCCTTACTTGTACCTCATCAAACACCTACGGCGATTCGACCACTACTTACACGCTCGAAACAACCGATACGTACATCGCATCACAATTAATTAACGCTGCTGATATTGCTCGCCATTGTCAGGAAAACAGCCGTTACGTACTTGAGAGCGTTATGCGTTTAATGGATGTAATCGACCGCAAGGTAGCATCAGCCGCAGCTACGCAAGCTGTTTCAGCTATCGGAGCTTGGGGTACTGATGTAGATGGTTATTACAGCGTAACTGGAGATTGTTTAGAAATCACAACTGAATTGGGTTCGGCTGAACTTAACCCGTTTGCTTTGGCTGACATCTTACAGGCTACTCGTATGGCTAATTACCCTGCCGCGCCAATCGCTTTCGGCGGTGCTGCAATGCAGCGTTACGCTAACGCGGTTCAAGCTGGGTGCTGCACCCAGTATGGCATCGACCTTTTAGCTATTTCACAGCAAAACGGTTTCGGGTTTGCTTACGATGCTCGTTTAGCTGCTGCACAGGGCAGCCAAACTAAAGCTCTCGTAACAACCGCAGGCGCGATGCAATGGTTATCGTTTAACATGGCTGAGTGGAATGCAGGTATTACACCAGTAGCGGGTAGCAATTATTCTAAGACTATTGCTTTCACCCCTGCGGGCTTGCCTGTTGACTTGACCATGAAAGACGATTGCGGTAACTTATCTATCGTTGTAACGCACACGGGCAAGCTCGTAACGTTGCCAACTGATATTTACGAATCAGGCGACAAATACGCTGGCGTAAATTACGTTAACTGCGTGTCTATCGTAAACCCGTAGCAGCGTCGGTAAGTTTATTATCGCAAGCCGATGAAGACTTATTGACGCAAAATGGGTTAGATAATTTAGTAACCGAATAGAGGGGTGTAACAACCCCTCTTTTTTTTTATCTTTGTTGCTATGTGCTACGAATCACTTTTAGGCTTACGCGATTGCAACCTCGCTACACCTACTACGGGCTTATATATCGATGAACTCGGTATAAACAACACTTTTTTAGGGCAACTCATAACCGACCAGTATAACAACGGGGTAGAATTGTTCGAAGATAAACGCGCCTTCGCATGGAAAAAATTAAGCAGCGACGTTTTAACGCGCCTTTCACCAATGATGAAATCCGACACGATAATCGAATCGAAGCGTATCGGTCAAGTGGTGAGCGATTACAGCAACGTTCAAACGGCGTTAGGCGCGGGTAATTACGGCGGCATACGTGTAAAGATTAGCCCGAATACGTTAAGCTATCTAAACTTATTTATAAGCGATTTAACGCTCGCAATAGATTCGAGCAACACAAACGTGCCGATACTTGTTTTCGATATGACCACGCTTCAGCTAATCGATACGATTACATACACGGCTGGCGGCATCGAGTATTATATCGGTAAGGAGTTCGCGGCAAAGCGGCGCAAATTAGATTTAGCTTTCGTTTATGAATCGACGATGAACACGGTTAAGTTTATCCCGAAAAAAGGTAGCTGCTACGATTGCGGCGGTTCGGTACGTGAGGCGCATATTTGCCCGTTTGTAGATGCGATAGGCATTAACCTAACAACCGACGGCGTAAGCGTGTTAAGCAGTTCAAATAATAAGTACACTACGGGTATGAGTTTGAATTACTCGGTTAGCTGCGACCGTCGCGGCTGGCTTTGTTCAATTGGTAACCAAATGAGTTTAGCTTTAGCATACGCCACAGCCGTAGAAATATATAACTACGCGCTAACGGTAAGCCCTAACCAACGGGCTAACACCTCGGTAATAGTAAACAAAGGCTCAAAGGATTTAGGCGGCATAACAAACGCCCGCGACATTGCAGCCGAGCAGTACAATACCGAGTTAACGGCAATGCTTCAAAATATGAGACTGCCCGACGATAACCATTGTTTCGATTGCCGTAAGAATATCAAATACGTAACGGCGCTGCCATGACACCCGAAGAGGCGAAAAAACGAACCGACGCGCTTTATAACGACTGGCTCAGTAATTTCGAGCCGTTATATTTAGCCGCTATCGAATTACGCCGCTTAATGTACACGCGAATATTCGAGCGTTCAGGGGGCAACCTTAACACGGCAGGGCAACAAATACCATTACCAGCTCGGCGTGGCGGTAATTACGAAACACCTTATTCGCCGGGTTATGCAGTTAGAAAGCAACGCCGACCGATACCGCTCGAGTTAACTGGTTTTTTACGCCGTAACTTTTTAACCGAGCCGATACTGGAACAAGGGTTAAGCGCCGCGTTAATGCTTAACGACCACGAATATTTAAAGGCGCAGGGCTTACAATTCGGAAAGGCTGTTAACCCTCGTTATGATTCGTTTGGCGGTTACGGAGTAATATTTAAACCCACCGAGGAAGAGGAAGCCGAATTTTTACGCATACATACTGAGTTTGTAACCGAGCAAATAAATAAACAACTGGGAGCATGATTTTAAAAACGATTATAGACCGTTTAAACCAACGAATTGAGGTAAGCAATATATTCGACCGCATATATGGTTTGTGTGAGCTTACAGGCGATAAGGGTTGGATTTACTACATAGGCGACGGGCAAGCGATACCCGTAACGGATTACGATTCTAAACAGGGTTCGTTATTTTGGGCTAAGCGTGGTAAGGTTAACATATCGAAAATTGATAGCCTAAAGGTTAGCGGATGCAAGCAAATGTATTCGACTAAATTTAACCTTTCAGCTTACGCAATAGTTCGTAAATCGCACCTACCCTGCGACGGTGAAGATGCAGGCGACTGGGTAGCTTCACGGGTTTATAAGTTAGTGAGCGGGCGCGATTATGGATTTAAAGAGGTAATCGATGTCGTAAGCTACGAAGTAATACCGAACGGCTACACGGTGGGCGATAAAACGTTACCGCCTAATTTTGAGTTCGCAACGGTTGTAATCGATTTAGAAGTTGAGATTGTTAGCGGTTCGGAAGATACGTGCTACGATATTTGCAACACGGGCGACATTCCTTTGCCGCCCGACTTTTTACCCTGTACGCCTTGCTTAACCGAAGTTGCGGTTGACGGCGTTACGATTATCGGCAACGGTACACCGAGCGACCCTTTAATAGCTGTTGGTGGTGGTGGCGGTACGCCATTGCGCACGCAAGATGAGGGCGTAAACGTAAGCACCAACACGACTACCTTAAACTTCACAGGCGCGGGCGTAACGGCTTCGCTAACCTCGCCGGGAGTGGTTCAGGTAAACATCCCAAGCGGTGGCGGTGTTACAAGCGTTACCGGTGTTGCTCCAATTGCCTCGAGTGGTGGCAATACGCCAGCGATAAGCATCCCACAAGCGAGCGCAAGCGTGGATGGGT